GTCCTACTTGTACAGCCCAACGACTGTCCATCATTTCTATAGAAGCTTTATTCCAATCTCCCTCATTGATTGCACCAATAAATTTCTTAAATTTACCTAGTCTAGTTCTACCTAAGTTAAACATCATATTAACAAGAACTTCTTGTAGTTCGCCAGGATACTCTTTCCAATTATCCTTAAACAATGCCTCACATTCTGATATAGATATATCTAAATCTTGTTCAAAACATTCTCTAACTCTCTCTTCTGAGATTGCTGTGCCTTGCCGTTGACCGTGTTCTACATCTGATTTTAAAATAAGATGTCCTACGCCAAATGTAGGATAGCCTAAGTGATCGTGATAGATCTCATATACGACGCCCTCGTCGATTTTTAACTGTTCGTAGACATTAGTCCTGTCCATAATTACTTCCCTTGTGTATGTAAAAATTGTTGATGAGGTTTAACGAAACAATTTGTTATGCTAATCCTCTTGTTTGTATATTTATGTCCTTCTTCAATAGTACTATGATCTAATATTTTTTCTTGTATTGAAGGTACTTGGTGTTCCAACCAAGCAGGCCATATCATTATGTCGCCTGTCTTAGGTTGTATTGTTTCTTTTAGTTCTGCTTTCTTTGTTCCTAATGTCCAAGATGTGTACATGTCTGATATAGGAGACTTAAATTGTATGGGTGCATGCTCCTCATCTGCTCTTACATAGTAGGTAACAATTAAATAATATTGTGTATGTGAATGCCAACCATAAGAATCTGTTTCATCAAAATAAGTATACCAAGCATAATTGTGCCAAAAGTTTTTTAAAGAATCTCTTAATTTAGAATCAGGTCCTTGTTGGAAATCATCATCTATAGGTTGTGTAAAGTAATAATAATTCATCACATGATCTTTTATTATTTTTTGTAATTCGCTCCACCCTTTCACACCTTCCATAGGATCTATTTTTAATTTAAATTTATGTTCACCCTCTTCTGTGTATATAGAAAGTTTACTTTTTTGTCTATCCCAGTCTTGTTTTTCTTCTTGTAGTTTTTCTATAGAATCTTGTAAGTCAGGAATAAGATCCATGCCCACATTGCTTACATGATATAATGGTAGTCCTAATATCTTTTTCATTTTGCTAATAACCAAGGAACCAAATATTTTCCTGTCGTGTCCCACTTACCCATAACAAGTTTGCCTGGGTTATCATGGTGATTTTTATGATAGTCTTCTCCTCCCATAAACAAATTAGATATTCTACCTAAATTTGTAGGAGTTCCTTGTGTACCACCATGTCCTCGCCAATTTAAATTAATCATCTGTAGCCAACTCCAACAAAACATGCACGCCAACCATACATTTAAATAAGGATTTATTAAGGCAAACAATATCCAATTAGCAAGATATAATCTCCAATAATGTTCTGTTACCCATTGAGCATCTTTATGTCTGGCATAATTTCTCATGAATACAGGCTTTGTTTCTCCATATCTACCTAATGCTAAGTTCCAAAATCCTATTTGTTTAGGACCATGAGGATCGCCTTCTTCATCTGTATACTTGTGATGATTTAAATGTGCTATTACATAATGTCCAGGTGGTGCCTCGCCTGTAAGTACCATGAAATACAACATCATATTTTTACCTAGCCATGTAGGTTGAAATTGATTATGTGTTAACCATCTATGATAACCTGCATTTGCTATTCGAGATACGAAGGATAACATTACAAATGCAAATATAAACTGTAATAATGTTGCACCTTGTATTAACCAATATGCCAGCCCACCTATTGCTACTGAAAACAATATAGCTAATTTAATTGCTGTCTTGGTTGTGTACTTCATATTACTATTTATTAGTCAAAAAGAAGGCTCCGTTAGGAGCCCCCAAAACTCTAGGTTTTATTTACTTTTCGTCAGCAAGCTGTTTAAAGTAACTTAAAGTATCATCTTCATCATCAGCAATTGCTGGCTCAGGAGTAGATACAGGTGCAGGAGCTGAAGCTTCTACAGAGGTTGCCTTTTGTACAAAGTGATCATCCTCAGCATCATTAGTTTGTGCTGAAATGGACTCTGCTGTAGGGACAGTCTTTGTTCCTAGAACCATGTCTAGTTTAGACTTCAACTCATCATAAGATTTAAATTGATCTGGAGACACAAGAGTACCTAAGTCATATTGTGTATTCCATATTGCTTCAATTTTAGCATCATCTTCTGCAATAGAAGAAGGCGAATCAAATTCACTTTTATCATAATTACGATAGCCTTCTACTTGTCGAATTTTTAGTTTAAAGTTAGCACCTTCCCAAAAGTCGAAAGGGTTAACTGGTTTCTCATCTTGAAACTCTGGTTTCAAAACATCTTGGATTTTGTCAAAGATCTTTTTACCAAATTTGTAAATAAAGACTTTGCCTTCATTCTCAGGATTGGAAGGATCTTCTACTACCAAAATATTAGCCCAATAATTTAGGCGTCTTTTTTGTTTACGAGCAATCTCTTTGTTTGCCTCCACACCAGAATTCCATAGTTCAGTATTAAGTTCTGAAACAGGATCTTGCTTGTTAAGAGTTGTGAGAGAGTTCTCAATATACCATTTTCCACCAGGGCCTTGAAAGCCATGGTTGAAAACTCTAACCCAGGGTACACCAGTATCTGTTGCACCTTGAGACAAAGGTAAGAATCGAATAACTGAATATCCGTTACCTGCTTTATCTACTGTGGGTTTCCATTCCCTGTCATCGCCTTTCTTAAAATTTGATTTAGGGTTTGAGATTTTTTCGACTTCCTTCATTAAGTTGTCGAAGTTGCCTCTTTGTTTTCTGAGGTCTGAAAGTGTATTAAACGACATATTTTTTCTCCGTATTTGCGTTATATTAGCGTTGTATTAGCGTTGTATTAAGTGACCCATGTCCCCGAAGGGACATGGATTTCCAATACTTATTTTCTCCTAAGAGAATTAGTACTAGCAATTTTATTTATAAGAGTTAGATGTTTGACATGTAACTTTTTGGTATTCACAATACCTTTTAAGAAAGGTGTATACCGTTTAATTAACATACATGTATCTCCTATAATTAAATCGCCAATATAATCATCTAAGAACGGTTGTAGTTGGTTTAATATAACCACGCTTTCTATTGTTATATGTTTACCTAACAACAACCTCAGTTCTATAGGATGATCGTTATCAGTACTCATTAGAATTTGATCTGCATTATCTATTGTATCCAGATCTTGTCCAAATGTGTATCCAATTTTGTCTCGCCTACTTATCCAATCTTTGAATATTTGTTGGCTACTTATTCCATAAGGCATGCCACATCTTCTATCACCAGCTACAGCGTTAGCAACAGACAATGCTACAAATTCAGGTTGTTTGAATTTATCACATACCATTTCAAACATACCAGGCAGTCCTTGTTTAGATTCAAATACTTTATATGGTATATTAATTGCTGTACCATACTTGTATTTGTCTTTAAAAGCATACGGCCACTTCTGCATATCATACTTGCTCCAAAAATGTTCTTTGATTGCAACATGTATTTTATATGCTTTGAAAGGCTCCACTATTCAAAGTCCTCATCTAAACTTAATTCTTTATTTTCATAATCTATAAAAGTGGATTTACCTATATGTACTAATTTATTCTCATAATCCATACCACTTAAATCTGCATATTCTTTTAATGTTCTTTTGTTACCTATACCATATTTGTCTGTAACTTTGCCTTGTAGAACTCTATCTACTTTTTTAAAAGATTCGTTTATAATTTTTTCTTTTTCTTCTGGGTTGCCGTCCCAATGTAATTCTCTTTTTAATTCTATTTCTTCTGTATTGTACCAGTGATATAAAGGCAAGTTAGGTACATGCACCATATCATAGCCATGTGTAAAAGATCGTAAAGCAAGTGTTGCTTCTTCTCCGTTAAAATATATTTCTTTATCGTATGGAACTTCTTCAACCCATTTGCCTTCTGTAAATATGCCTCCACCTGCCATGGCAAAGCCTCTAAAATATTTTTTACCTGGTATGACATGTGCCATTTGACCAGGGTTGTAGCCTCTTACCCAAGGTAGATGTAATTGTAATGCGTGTGTTTGATCGGAGTCGTCTGTTGTTATTCTAAATATATACTCTTCATCTGTATTTAAAAATCCTCCCTTAGAAACTAAAACATCAAAGCCTCTTGGGTATCCTGTTATAATAGGTTTCTCAAACCAGTTAAAACAATTAGAATATTTTTCCAATAAATCTTTATCCCAGTCTTTTTCAAATAATGTATGAGAATCTATCTGCATAAAGATATCTTCACCTTCAAACAAATCTGTTTGTATTGTACTTCGTGCCCAACAGGCACCTTTTGCATCTTCGGGATCACAAGTTTTATATCGCACATTGTCTGGAAGATCTTTTAGAATATCTTTAGACTGATCAAATACTCCCAATACTAAATCATTTTTATATTTAGAATTTTCTAAAATAGATTTTATTGTATAAGGTAGTATTGGATCTTGGTATGATGCAATAGAACAAAATATTTTCACAGGGGCAACTTACTCTTTCTTTTTTCTTTTAATAAATTTAAATCTAATGCTTCTTCTTTAATTTTTGCTTTTAAAGATGCTGTTAAAAATTT